TGGTCATGGTATCCATCTTTTAATGGCTCTTCCTTTACTGGTTTTCCGTCCTCTGTCTCTGGGTATCTATATTCCTCAAAGTCTTCTATGACATCAGTACATCTTTTATCAACATGAACTCTTCTAATTCCATCGGCACTTTCAAAGAAACCTCTGGTGTAAGCAACGCTATTAACAATATTTCTACTAATTCTATCTCTTGTGGAAAGTATGTTAATCCCACTACGTCTAAATATTTCCATATCTCCCCTACCTGACTGTCCTTGAACATTTGAACCAGCGGGGTCGCCATAGAAAGACATAATAGGATAGCCCTTTGTTTTGATAAGTTTTATTAAATCTTCTGTTTTTATGTTTTGTTTGTGTAGGATGCAATCAAAAATTCTAATATGCTCTATTTCATCTTTCCAGTATGTCTGTATAAAAAGAACTGCGGGCATACGATAACCAAAGTCAATCGTACAATAAGTGGGTAAGTCAGGGTTGTAAGGAAAGTCTCCAGTATCTAAGTCTCTATGGAAGTTCCACACCTTGCCCTCAAATACAGAAAATTCTGCTCCAAATTCTTGACCAAAAAGTTCTTTTGACATATTTCTTTTTCTTTCTATGATTGCTGGGTCATTTAACCCTAGCGGAAACTCATACTGGTTAATCCATGATGGAGATGTATGGCTTTCCCATAGTGGGTCTTCTGCCCCTAGTTTAAATAAATCATATATCCAGTTTCTACCCTCTGGCGTAGTAATAAAAATAACTTTACCTTTTCTTCCTGCTACTGTTGGGGATAAGTACATATCCCAAATCTTTTTATTCATCTTGGCAACTTCGTCAATTACAAGCAAGTCAAGACCTTCCCCTACAAGACTTGAAGGATTATCTGCTGACATTCCTTCTACGATAGTACCCCATTTAAAACGAATGTACATATCTTTTTCTGATGCCTTATCAACATCTTCAGGATGCCCAATAACCATTCGTTGCCAAATTTCACGAAATATTAAACGAGCTTTCTTATATGACATCCCTACTACCCAGATTCTTTTATTGGGTTGAGACGCTACATAAGTAGCCTCCATAGCACTAGCCCATGTTTTTCCAAATCTTCTCCCACACACAACCACTTGAAATCTGGCATCATGTTTTTTAGGGAAATGCAAAGGAATTTGACCATCATGCGGTTTATAACCTAAGTATTCAAACCACTTTTGTTTAAAATCGTAATTTTTTTCTTGCATTAGATTACTTTTACAACTTACATTATACCATAACTTTAATGCAAGAAGAAATCTTGCATATTCACTAACTCACTAAAGAGGTAAAAATGTCTGAAGAGAAGACCATCGAGCCAGATGTAAAACAGGAAGCCGTCACAAAAGACGAAAATAATGTACCAATTTCAAGATTAAACGAGGTTATTTCAGAAAGGAATGAACTTCGTGAGTCTCTTGAATCTTTTAAAACACAAGAGGAAGAAAGTAAAAGAGCAAAACTGCAAGAAGAAGAAAAATGGCAAGAATTAAATGCCGAACTCATGAAACAAATTGATTCTTACAAACCTTTTAAGGAAAAATGGGAATCAATGGATGTCAAACTTCGAGAAGTCGCTTTATCTAAACTTCCTGAGTCTAAACGAGAAAAATTTTCCAATGTTGATACAGATGTTCTTTTGGATATAGTTGAGGAATTTTCCGAAACAGAAAAAGTAAATCCACCTGACAGAAAAGGAACAGTACCCACGCAACAAGTTGGTGACTGGACTGATATGTCGGGAGAAGAAAGACGAAAGAACTGGAATGCAATATTGGAGTCATACATAAAAAGGTAATATAAATGGCTAAACATTATCAAGGTAGTCCTGTAACGACTACAACAGACCAGCATTTTATTCCTGAAATTTGGGCAGATGGTATATACAAGTTCTTTGAAAGAAAAACAGTCTTTCGTGGGTTAGTAGATGATTATTCTGCACTTTTTACTGGAAAGGGATATGGTGATGTTCTTCACATTCCTGAAATGAGTCTTATTAGTGCGAGTGACAAATCTGCTGGTTCAGATGTTTCTTATGATGCAACTGTAACAACAGAAACTCAGCTAACTGTCAATAAACACAAATATGTCGCAAAATTATTTGAAGATGTGGCATTAATTCAATCCGAAGCTGACTTAGTAGAAAAGTATGCAAAAATGATGGGCGAAGCTCTTGCTCGTCAGGTTGATTCTGACATTTGGAGTGAGTTACAATCACTAGAGGATTCATTGAATCTTAGTGCTGACGATACGCTAACTGCCGCTAAGTTTGAAGAAGCATTAGCTACTTTAGGTGAAGCAGACATTCCATACATGGATGGAGAATGTGCAATGGTTGTTAATCCAACTCTTTTTGCTGATATTCTAAATCCCTCTGCTGGAGTTGCTCAATACTTTATCAGAAATGATGCAGTTGGAGAGGGCAACAAAGGACTTCGTACTGGCATGGTTGGTTCGCTTTATGGCATTGACGTATATATGTCAAATACTGTGGACAAAGCAGATGAAGGTGGTTCTGGAACGAACACAATCTCTGGTGCAATCTTTCATAAGTCTGCGGTAGCAACAGCATTTCAACAAGAGGTCAGAGTGCAATCAGAATATTCTGTAGATGCACTTGGTACTAAAGTGGTTGCTGATTTGCTATATGGAGTTAAGAGAATAGATGACACAGACAATAAGAAGGGTCTGAAGATTCGCAACGCTTAACGAATAATAAAATATTAGGGGTATGGTTTGCCCTGCCCCTAATTATTTGGAGATATTATGCAATACTGGAAAAAACCAAATAAAGGTAAAATAGAAAGACTTGAAGAGGATACTTTTAAAAAACACCCTGAAAAACTTGAATCGTTAAAAAATAAAGGGTATCAAAGAGTAACAGGGGAATCTGATTGGAGTCCTTATAAAGCACCTACTACTGCAAAAAAAGCAGTTAAAAAAATAAAGAAAAAACTTAAAAAATCATAACGACATAGCACAGTCTCGTTCACGCTATTGTCAGGCTTAGAGAGGAAGGAAAATGGCAGACCTACACACACATTCCGTACAGGAAGCACTTAACGCAACAACTGGTGGAACTTGGACAGTTTCATCGGCAGGAACAGCAGGAAGTTCAGCAGACGTTGCAAACACATCACATAAACTATTAGCAAGTAATACAGCGACACTTGGCGTTTATTCAGCAGTTGAAATATACTACAATTTTACTACATCAGAAACTAATGTTAATGCTAGTAACGATTTATTAATACCAGCAAACACACAATTTTTTATTACAGTACCCAGAGGATTTGGCAATACTGTATATTTTAATTTTAACTCTACTAGCACTACTACTGGGGCTGTAAGAATGGTGGAGATTTAATATGTTTGGTTCAATGGGGCAAACCAATGTCAAGAATCTTGGCAATGGTGGAACAATGGATGGTGATGTTACAATCACAGGAGACTTAACTGTCTCAGGTGGAATAGGACTCACACTATCAGAGGTAATAGAAGGCACATCAACAATAGATGTAACTAGCGAAACAGCACTTGTTGTTAGAAAAAATAGTTCTGGTGGTGATGTATTCACAGTAGATACGACTAATTCAGATGTAACAGTTGGTGGAAACATATTTATAGAACAATCCAATTACTCTAACAATTCTGACCATACATTAATTGGATTGGGTGGCAATGCTGGATTACACGCTACGACTTCTGTAGGTGCGAGTGGTGAATTAGGATTAGCACATAATCTTAAAAATACTGGTAGTGCTTGGGTAACTATAAGCACAGATGAACATACTATGTATACACAGGCTGGCGGAAATCATAATTTTTATGCTTGGGCATCTGCAAGTGCTGGTGCAACTGTATCAGAATGGACTAATTCTAAAATAATGCAAATCGCATCTACTGGTACAGTAACACTTACTCAAGCAAATGCAAATATCGGTTTAAGTATAGACCATAATGCAAATGAAAGAGCAATTCATATAGATGCTGAAAATACAAGTGAGAGAGCATTAAATATAGAATGTGATGCACTTACATCTGGTAACATAGCAAAATTTTATAGTGCCGCAGGGAATACTACTGCTCGAAATCTGGTTTACATACACAATGATGATGCATCTGCAACTGGGGCAGTTGGTTTAAAGATTCAGCAAGATAGTACAGGAAGTCCATTACATATAGAAAATAATGGACAAACTTCAGTTGAAGGATTAAAATTACAAAATACACAAAATTCATATAGTCAGGACATGAGTATTGGGTTTTACAGTAATGCATCAAATACTGCTGGTGAAATTAAAGGAAAAAGAGGTTCAGGCGACCAAAGCTACTCTTTAATATTTAGCACTACATCAAATTTTGATGGTGATAATATTGCTGAAGCAATGCGCATAGATGGTTCAGGCAATGTCAATATTGGTTCAGCGGCATCTGCGATACAAGCCACAGGACTTCATGTTGCAACTGGTGCGGCTGGTGCTGTAGGAAACATTACAATAGAATCTTCTTCAAATGCTACATCTCCTCCTACATTACATTTTCTT